TTAGAAAAAATGTGAATAATAGAGGTGAAAAAAGTTCTTTTTTCCTCTACTCTTATAATATACACCAAAAAACCCCCATTTAGGGGGTTAGGTGGACACTTTGTGAACTGTCATACTCTTGCGAACTCTTCGGGGTCTGTTTTACCTTGCCTAGTCTTTACATACTTAAGTTCATGCCAATTATTATCATAACATAATAATAACGTATGTATCATTTTATGTGGATCATTTTTGGCATAATTACAATATGGTTTAGGTCTAATTCCAGTTTCTATGGTAATATATCTTGAAATTGTATTCCATCCTTGCTTATTTCTTAATTCATTATCATGTTTATCACCCTTAAAGTATACCCATCCCTCATCAATTTGACCATTTGGATGTTCCCAAATAACGTAATCATTTACTTCAGGTTCATAGTCTTTCATTTTGTTTGAACTGCAAGGGATGTAATTAACTCTTGCAATTCTTTAATTTCTTCTTGCTGTTCCTGTACATGTTGTTTCAATTCTACAACATGTTTCTCTAACTGATAGACTAAATCTTCTGATCTTGACATACATTAAACCTCCTCATCTAATAGGGTTAAATTTTCCAAAAAGAGATAATCTTTGGGATCTGCTAATGTATCTAGGTCTATTAAATATTCCTGAAGAATTGAAACTGCATCCTTAGTTCTATTATCTTTAACACAAAATTCAAGTGCTTCAGCAAGACTATCTTGCATATTTTCGATAGATAATTGACGTTCTGGAGTCTGATTCATAGGAAATAATGTAATTTAGTAGGGTTAATTAGTAAGTTGATGCTAATATTTGATTCTCTGCATCTTCTGAAGTTGGTATATCTTTAGATACCACATTTGTATCTACTATGTTATAATTATCATCATAAGAATGAGAGATTGCATAACATTCCCATTTGTTATCTGTTGTGAATACATATACAAATTCTTCATCTGAATTAGCATTATTCACATAATCATCAAAGTTTAAATCTAATCGAGGTTCTGTATTTTCACCTCGCTCGTTATAATATAGTGGACGAGTTTCAGATAATTCATTTCTATTCCAATCGGTATCTGAATCACAACAGGATACATCACCACCATCAATTAACTCTGCTATTTTAGATTTAGTGTTAAACTTTTCATTTAAAGTAACACCTAACCACTGAGGATAACCATCCCAATGATGATAAACAGATAGAATAGAATCATCTGCTAATTGAATACCAATTCGTGATCTTGTTGCCATTTGTGTTAATAATGAAAGAAAGAATAGGTGAGGGAAAACAAAACTAAGGGGAAGTCAATTACCTCAACATCATATCTCTACTTTATCATCTATGCTAACTCCTTTGCGAAGTCTAATTAAGATGAATGTTAGAGTAGTTAAGAACCTCGTTTGTTTTCCACATTATTAATATAACAGGTTTTCAAGAGGTGTGGGGTTTTCATGTGCCACTTTATGAACTGTCTACGATTGCATTATTTTTTGATGAAGAGATTCTAAGGTGTCAATGTCATATTCTTCTATGAATAGACCTTTTTGTTGTATATCTACCATTATATCTTGTAATAAAACTATTTCTTCATAAGTTAAATCTCTTATATTTTCTTTATAGTCTGAATACACGATTATAACTCCATTATTGGATTTTGTGTTGGTAAAAAATGTATTATAGGTAAATACATCTTATCTAGCGTATCGTAAACTTTGACTTCACTTTTTAACTGATTTGGACTTAAATTTTGTAGTTCTTCTAACAATTCTTCATACGTCATTGTTATCTAATCTCCAAATAATAGGAAGATAACTATCATCATGCACTCTATTTAAAGCATCTAAATCTTCATTTCCCTCATCATCCACGCAATTAAATATAAACTCTTCACAGAAATATTCAACTGAAATATTACCTAACGATTCAGTTGCTCTTAACATTTCACCAATTTGTTCATCATTCATTTCACATTCATCTATGCAAAACGCAATGTCTTGTTGAAGTTGTTGTTCTGTTTTAGTAGGCATAACATTAACGATGATAATGGTACAAGTGGGGTTCAGGTCTAATAATTTCAGATAAATTATATAATTGGTCTGAAATAAAAAGACGAGAATCAGGGGAGTTATATAATAAAACTCCCAAAATAGTAATTAAGAATAATTTAAACAACATTAACCTCCATCAATATCACATCCTATCATAGAACCCGCAACAATTCCCGTAGGTATTGCCCACCATCTACCATCTCCTCTTGATATAGCAGCAGCAAGACCACCACCTAAAAGACCACCAGCAATTTTACCATCACTACAATCATTATCATCAACTTCATATTGTCTTTCTATTACTGTTCTTTTAGGAGTTGTAATCCTTGCTCTATTACTATCACAAGGGTACTCAATTGTTTCCTTCCAAGATGTTACATAACCAGGTGAATCTGAAGTTCCTGGAACATATTCTTCTTTGTAAATATCTTTATAACATAAAGAAGAATGAGACCAACCTGCCTGTACTTGTTTATGATGTGCAAAAACTGGTGCAGTTGGAAGTGCTACAATAGCAGCAACGGATGTTAATAAAATTGTTTTAAGTTTCATGGGAAAAATTAATAAGAATTGTCGTAATCATCATCATATCCATCAAAGAATGATAAAATATATGATAAAATAAGAAATAAGAGAACTCCTCCTATAATTAGATACGGCATTTAATCCTCTAATTAAACTTACCTTTTAATTATACACGATCTAGAGTAATTTCAATAAATCATGTGCCAGTTTGTAAACTGTTCTAACTAACCTCAGTTTTCCACTTTTCTTTCTTTATACTTTGTTTGCAAGTTTGGCAAGTTAATGCACTCCAACTAAAATGATATACAGTATTCCAATGATCACAATTAGGGCAACATATATCACGCCCATTAATACCTGCCCTAGTATATCTATCAACATTCTTAACAACTGGACGATAAACAAATAGTTGTTTAGTCATTAGTTTCTCCTTGAGATTTACAGACGCAAGCATCAATTAATGGTTGCAATTTGTCCAGAATCTTTTGATTTAATTCTGGAAAATCAGCATCTCCCTTACCTAATAAGTAAACAAGATGCTTGATTTCGTTCTTAGTTAGGTTTACAATCATCGTATATAAAGATAACCACCTGCCCATCCAGTATATCTCGGATCATGTAATTTAGCACGATCATTTATGACTCTTAAATCATATCTAACGTGCTTTGCTGGTGAATTATATGATGCAGGTTTGTAAACTTCACCTGTATTCTTATCAACAAAGGCATGAACACCTCCTTCTCTATACTCATTTCTATCTCTGAAAGTGTCAAAGTCATGTTGCATAATCTTATAATACTTTCTACCATTCTTTATAACAAATTTCATGCCTTTCCATGTGCCATTCTCTACACTTTCTAACTGCTTTCTAGAGTAATCAGAATCACCACCTTGATACATTCTTATTGAATGTTGCTTGTAATTCTCAGTCAAAGAATCACATAGTCCTTCTGTCCACTCCAAAACTCTTTCTTGAAGTGTTGTTTGAACTGGTGTTGCAGTCATAAATGATAAATCCCTTTGTACTCTTATATTATAACCACTACAGACCCTTCTAGGGTGCAATGGTAGACAGTTTATTTATTGGCACACTCTCCTACTTCTCTTTCAATAATTCTGTTAATTTATATGTTTGATTTTGTAGGTGAATCATTTCTTCTTGCAATCTCTCAACCTTTTGATTAAGTTGTTCTATCCATTCATATAATGCTTTATTACTTAATTCTATAGGTTGTTCAACATCTTCTACTTGCCATTTATTATTTAAATGTCCTTCTTCTCTGATCCAAAATCCATCACCAGTCATTTCCCATCCATCTTCAATTAAATCTTCATAAGTTCTTTCATCAAAGAAATTTCTTTTCCATTTACCTAAAACGTGTTTTAATGATTTAAACATTTTAACCTCCTATTTAATAAGATACCAGTGTTGATCATTACTCTTTCTAATAATAAAAGAGCGATTCTTTTTGATGTTTTCTACATAATAACTATCAGAATCTTCTTCCAATATTCTACAAGAATGGAGAGACATAAATTTATCCGTAAAATCTACTTTTGCCTCCGTACTTTTAGGGGAAACATAAACAAATTTGTTTTTCATAATTACTTAGTAATAGTAGAAACAGCAGCATCACCTTTTTCAAACACAATGTCAACAACATTATGTAATTTACGAGAGGTGGTGATGCCAACCTTATCGTAAACTGGTACACAAATTAAACCATAAGTTTTAGTTGCATTACCCTTACGAATTACACGACCAATAGTTTGACTAATGGTGATGTAATCCATACTTCTAAGTAACACAACTGATTCTAATCCTTTAACATTAATACCTTCAGATAATATACTATGATGCAATACTACAAAAGATTTGCTACTATCTTCACCCCATTCATTAAGAACATTAAAGAATACTTGTCTAGATACTTTCTTACCATCTATAACTGCACCAGTCTTAGATGTTATATACATCCAAGAATATCCACGAGATTTTAACTGATAACAGAAGTCAGTTAATGATGTTAAACTAACAATTTGTTTGGTAGATCTTGCACAAATAAGTATCTTATTCTTAGCTGAATCATCAATAGTATTTAATAGATAATCACATTCTTTTTCATGCTTAAATCTACTATCATCTACAACATCTACTTTATTAATAGAAATTTTAGGGGGAAGAATATATCCTTGTTCTACTAACTGAGGTGCTGGTACTTGTGCAATAACTTTACCATAAATGTCTTCATCATTCATACCTATTCTATTTGGAGTTTTAGAATGTTTAGGTGTAGCAGTAAAGAAATAGCAACGATTAGCATACATTGAATGATACTCAACTGCCTCTACAAAGTTCTTCTGAATACTATTATGTGCTTCATCAAAGTATATTGTATCAACTTCAATATCTGCTTCTTGTACTCTATTAAGAGAATGATATGTAGAGAAGATTAACTTATTGTATCTGTAATTCTGTTCAGTCCACGCACGAATATCATCAGGATTTGTGGTAGATTGATGAGAAGTATCGCCAGAATGTACATGCAATACTTTATATTGAAGCATAGGATGTGTAGATAAATGTTCTACAAAATCCTCACACAATTGCTGTGCTAATAGAATACGAGGGGCAACAATTACAATAGTTTTTCTATCAGGATCACTTAAAACTACATCCCAATTACAACTATTGAACTCTCTTTGTGTATCTTTAATCATACATAAAGTCTTGCCGCCACCCGTAGGTACAAGAACCTGACCCTTCATATTATCACGAAGAGAATCAAGAACTGTGATCTGGTGTGGTCTTAATTGAACCATCAAAATTTTATCGATACATGTATTATAAAGGAAAAAACACCTAATGGAAATTTAATGTGCCACTACGCTCACTGGCACACGATCTATCATCAAATTACCATAGTCCTCGTGCAGTTCACATCCTATGTAATACCTATCCAACATTTTTGCTACCATTGCAGTAGTTCCAGATCCCATAAATGGATCTAAAATGATATCACCAACTTCTGAACCTGCCTTAATACATGGTTCTACTAAATCAGGTGGGAAAGTAGCAAAATGAGCACCTTTATAGGGTTTATTTGTTATACTCCAAACAGATCTTTTATTCTTCTTTGGATATGATTTAGTGAGTCCAGAATGGGGTTGTAATCCTGTACCTTTATTGTGATATTTTCCTTTAGTTCTATCACGAGTACCCCAATCTTTTGCTGGTTCTTTGATACTTTCATTATCATAATAATACTTCTTATTCTTACTTAAGAGGAACAAATACTCGTGTGATTTAGTACATCTATCCTTGACACTTTCTGGCATAGGATTAGGTTTATGCCATATAATATCTTGTCTTAAATACCA